CTGTTGTATTCCATTTGCTTCGACTTTAAACGGTCTCCAATTTGTTTTGATAACTCCATCTGCTGACCTCTCAGGTACTAATTCCATTAATGAAATGGCTCTAAATCTAAGAGATGAGCTGATACCATCTCCCTCCTCACATATCAATGCACCAGTAGAAATACCCAAATCTAAAAAAGACTCGTGGGCTTGAGATGTAAAATTTGAATGATGAATATGGTCAAAGATAATTTCAGTTATCTCTTCAAATGTTTCATTTGCCTCATCTTTACTTTCCTCAGGAATATCACTACCTGCTCTCAAAATAGCCCATGTTTTCCATGATGGAGTAAGCTGAGACTGTAAACGATTAGCATACTTTTGTAAAGCAAGCACTGCAGTATCATCATAAACCTCAGGTCTTTCTTCCCAGTTCCCACCAAGAACACCATCAACATCTGCACTTGGAAGAGAGTATCTATAACCCTCTTTTAGTGTTTCGGTTAAAGCATCTTTCTCTACTCTAGCTCTACTAAACCTTTTATATAATATTTCATACTTACTCATGGAAAACCTTTTGGACTATCATCTCTTCAAGCTCTTCTCTTTTTGCTTTTGGAGGCTTAATAACATCATTATTTTTAGCAGCTTCTAACAGTTCCTGCCAACCAAGACTTTTAAGATATTCTCTAACCTCAGGTTCTTTCATCCCTGTTTCAGCAGGATTAATAACATTCTCAGGAGGTTCAACAAACATCTCTGTCTGAACTGGTTTAGTCTGTTCAGACTCTTTAGTATCTCCATCACCAGCTCCATCTGTATCATCTATATCATCATCTGCAGGTGGTCTGCTTACATCTGCAGCAGGTGGAGTCTCAACAGCTTCATAAGTCTCAAGAAAAGTTTCACTTGGAATAACCCATCTATCTGAGCTGTCTCCAATATTCTGAACTAAAACATTTCCCTCTCCATCTTGACCAATTACTTCAATGCAAGCAGTTTTAGTAAAATGATGATATGGCTCTTCAAACATATCCATATTTGCATTATTTATCTCTTCAATATTATCTTCATCATCAAACATATAAACACTATCAGGAAGCACACGAACAGAATGATTATTATCAATTCTCACAATATCACTGATATGTGTAACTGTAAACTTCATAAGCTCTTCTTTATCCTCACAATTACAAGTTAAATCATCAGTATTATAAACTCTTTTCGGTGCTACATTAGTAATACCTCCACAACCACAACACACTATGTTGCTTAACCCTGTTACTTTAAATTTACTCATCTCACTCTCCTAATTTTGTTTTCATAATACCAGTTTCACCACCAGTTAATAAGCCACCACCACTAATAGAACGAACTTTACGAGCTTTTGTTTTTACCTCTGTTCTCTTAGTTTCAGCACCTACAATCTCTTTCTGTCTTGATTGTTCTCGACTCGCTTCTGCAGCAAGAACCTCCTGCTCTTTTCGCTGTCTCTCAGCCTCAGCTCTTGCTGCTTTGCCTGACTTCTTAGCTTCAATACCACCTGCTACTGCTGCACCTGCTCCAACTACTGCTGCTACTGCTGCTGTTACACCCATCTTAATCCTCCTCATAATAGAATTGTTTTGGTACTGGTGTGCTCAAAGCATCTTCATTAAACTCACTCTTAATACCCATTATATCTACAATCAAATGCACTCTATCCATATCACCATTTACTACTGAATGTGGAACTGTATTGTTAATCTCAACAATTTCACCTGCTGCCATTCTACCTTCTTCTCCATCAATAGTAAAGATACATCCTTCATTTGTAATAATTGGAATATGAACTCTATGAGCATATTTATATATGCCTGCTTCATCAATATGCTCCGATATTTCCTTACCTGCAAGCAGCTTAACTATCATCAGTGACTTATATTCTAAATGTGTATATCCATACTCATTCTTAATAGCCTGACTTAGTTCATATAAGTGAGGATAATAAGCCATAAATACTTCTTTATTCCCAAAACCTTCAACACCATCAAGAATATTATATAGTCCAACAGCATTACGAGTAAACCTCTGATTTGGAACTTGCTCTCTCAAACTCTGTCTATCTAATATATCATTCTTTAATTCGCCATAAAGCTCATCTATGGTGTGAATAAATCCATATCTTTTAAAATTCTCTTTCAACACTAATCCTTTTTGCTAACATAGTTTCTGTCTTGTTGTATCCAAGTCTCTCAAGAAATGGAGCAAACTTATTTGTGAATTTAGCATGATGAGTAATCACATCAACACCTCTCTCTTTGAGTATCTCCTCTGACTTCTTAATAAGATTGATACCTATTCTGCTGCCTCTTTTATCATTCACAACATAGAAAATATCCTCAATAGCAAATAGAAAATCTTTGTAGTGTAGATTATAACTCAACATATATACTGCATATCCAACAATCTCACCTTCATCTCTAGCTATAAGCCATACCAATCTATCCATATCCTGCATCATTTTGTAAGCATCCCAATCAGGATTTAACTTCATATCTTTAAATGACTGCAGCTCTTCTCTGTGAGCCTCAAATATAGGCATAACCTGCTTAATATTCTCATCTGTTATCTTCTCTACTTCATATTTAATCATCTTTTAAATGCCTTTCCACCTGTAAACTGCTTACCACTATTTGCAAGCTCTTTAAATTTAGAACTGGTCATAAGTTCACGACCTGCTCCCATTCCATTTATAAGATATGCCAGTGCATCTGCAACATGAGAAAACTTATTTTTATCAGGTTTATCTGCATATCTCTCCCCACTAATATTCACTCGTTTATACTGATAACCACCATTCAATGCTTTTCTCAATGTTTTACATCTGCTTGAAATTACCAGTGCAGGAACTCCTTGTATCAATGTATTCATCATCTTTTTAGTAGCCTCAATAACTATATCAGGCTTATTTGTAGGACACAGTTTACAGTTTAAACCTAAATTCTGCCATACCTTGAGTTGAGTGTGGTCTGTAACTTGACCTCTTGAACCTGCAGCAGGGTCTAACCAAATCATGTGTTTAAATCCTGCATATTCACTTTTCATCTTAGACAATACATATCCACCAAATTCAGCAGAACCTACATCATCAGATATGAGTTCATCAAATACTACTAATCTTCCAAGACTATCAACTTGACCCCACAATACTGCAGCAGTTCTACCATTCTCTCCACCACATACAAGTCCTAATGTTCTATCAGGGTCTCTAACCTTGCTCTCATCAAAACAATGTAGTCTATCATTGTACTCAGGATAAACAGGCTTACCTGTTTGAAGTGGAATAAACTTAACCTTAGCCATTACATCAATCCAATCCTGTGGCTTACCTGCCATGAACTCACCATAATATTCATCAGGTAAATTCTCAAGGTTCTCAGCATTAGGATTAATTGTACCATCATCAAGTATTGCAGGAGGCTGTAGAAATAGTTTATGGTTTTTAGGTTTGTTTTCAAAGAATAGTTTATATACCCAATGCTCTTGGTCAAAAGCATTTGAGTCAGCCCAAGCACAAGGATTTGTAGCTTTAACTCCCATAGTTGGAGATGGATAACGACCCAATCTTGAGGTCACATTATATAGTGCCTCAGGTGGTAGTTCTCGTAGCTCATTTAAGTAAGCATAAGTTATCTCAAGTGAGAGTAGTTTTTTCATATCCTGAGGTTTATCAAGTGCTCTAAAAAGTATTTCAGCACGAACCTTATCATGTTCATCTTCATATACTGCAGATAGATTTGACCAGTTCATTTTTAAATCATCACCAAACCACTCAACAAATGATTTTATGGTGGTATCTTTTAGCTCAACAGTAGTATTTCTAATTACAACTGTACGAGTTCTCCTCCATCCAGTGTTGTCAGGTTCTTGTAAATGAATAAGATAGTACCACTTCATTATGCTGCCAAGAGTTTTGCCTGAACCAATCGCACCAATGATTAATGAAACAAATGAAAAATCTTGAATGAAATTATTTACAGTTACTGATGGATTATAAACCATATCATCAGGCTGAGGCTCATACATATCAAACTTATCAGGAGATAGTTTAAATCCCATTATGCTACATCAGTCCTATCTTTTAGATTTAAGACAAACTTTCCTCTAGCTCTAATTTCAGTCTCAGTTTTCTCAGCAGCATATAGACCTTCAAGCTTAATTAGTTTATCAAGAGCTTGATTTGCTCCACCTGAGTCTACGAGTTTATCAAGCTCACGAGTATGTTCTACTTCAAACCAAACACCTGAACCTTTTTCTTTTTCTCTTTTGAGAGTGAATACTCTTTCTCTCTCAGTACCAACTTCAACAATATTCTTTAATTTATCAACTATCCAATCTCTGCTGATAGCACTTCTCTCACCCTGTTCCCTAGTTAGCTGCTCAAACCTTGCCTTAACATTGTATTTCTTAGCAAGCCTTGATGCTTTCTCAGTTATAGTCTTTTGAGTTGCTTGACCAACACCATGAGACTCTATATATGCCTCAGTGTTTTTAAGCCCATCAGTAAGGCACTGAACAAACTTTTCTTCTTTAGGATTAAGACCAGTAATAGCACTTCTTTTCATTTTACTCATACGAAATGGTAACATAAATAAAAGTATTTGTAAAATAAGAAGGATTTAAAGAGGCTGTAAGGTTAGCCTCTTAGTGATTTTAGATTATGTATTGCAACTGCAGCTATACCCATAACAACTCCATAAAACATTGTAGGTATATCAAGAGGGTCAAGCCCTTTTATTATTAAAACTATAGATGCTACTGAAAGTAACACCTCTACTATCTTCATCTTAATAAATCTCTGAACCAAGAGCTATCCAAAAGTCACAACTAAAATGACCATTGTAAAAGCTTTGGTCTGTAACACTATCATAACCATACTCTTCACACTTATCTTCTAAATACTCTAAAAGGTCTTTCGCTCTACAAGTATTATCTTTTAACATTATTACAGCATCACTAAAGTTTCCACTGTAAAACTGATGAGCTATATCATCTCCAACAGTAAAAATACTCTCATCTTCATTTATATCCTCTGCAGATAAACTCTGATTTAATTCATCAATCATAATGAACTCCTTAATTAATTTGACTTATTATATCTTATTGTCTGACACCATGTCTATTATATCTTATTGTCTGACACCATGTCAAGTTTTACACACTAAATACACAAAGTTTACACAAAACAGAAACATATAATGAATTATTGTAGTTATAAGTAAAGAACAAATAGTTGTTTTGGTTAGAGGGGGGATGCTTGAGAAAATGGCATGAGTGGGCTTATAAAAAAGCTCTCCCAATACCAAATAACGAAAGTTTGCTCAGTGCATTTTTCAACTTTTCATTTTTTGCCTATCTGCTTTTCCAGTCTCATTAGCCCTCAGGCTGTCATTAAGGAGACTCTACAGATAAATATTCATTAACATCCCCATGTCTGCTTTGGGTGTATATACTCGTATGCACAACTTAATATCGCATTTAACCGAGAACTGAACATAACAGGTGCTTACAGAAAATAGTAAGCGAGACTAGCCCTATTTGGAACTTTAATTTGCCTAGTGCAGAGTGTTATTCTACTCCAAGTTCACATGACCTACCCATACCACTCAGGGAATACTGATGCCATCATGCCACTGCATACTCAAAGACTGTTACAAAGTCTTATCAATAGGCTCAAATAAGCCCATTAATGAGACTTATTTTTATTTCAGTGTGAGTATTTTTAGTGGTGAGATGTGTGTTATTTGTGATTTTGTCAAAAAAACTCCTTATTTATTATGTCATAAGGAGCTTTATAAGACTTCTTTAAGGACTGTCGCTGTATAATAGTGACAGTTTTTTAAGTAGATATTTCAAATATCACTTAAGAGAAGTCTTAAGAGGCTGCATCCCTCTTTTGACATTTAGATTTTAAAATCTTACTTTATTCTAACTTCAATAATTATTAATTGTACTTTCAATAATCATTCTTTCTTTATCAGTAAACCCATATTTACTATTATTTTTAAATGTATTTTTACCTATTAAAATGTTTGTATTAGGACTTTCTATAACTATTGCATTTGCTTTTATATAATAGAACTTTCCATCCCAATTAAATTTCAATATTTTTAAAGTGATATTTGATTTTGCATAGCTTCTTGAATTTATCTTAAATTGTTTGATGCCATTAACATTTCTCATATCTGTCCTAAACTCAACCAGTACCTCATGCTCTTCTGCTGCCATAATTCTAATAGCACTCAAAGCATAAGCCCTTGCTTGAACCTCACTATCATGCTCTCCTGCACGATAATTATACTCATAAATCTGAGCTGCCAATGATGTGACTAGCAGCAGGATAAATAAAGCTTTCATCTTATTTCCTATTAATCTCTTTGATTTTAGTATTAGCAAAATCTACATCTTTTGGAGATAAGCTCCTTCTAGCACACTCTCTAAATCCAATCCAAAAATTAAGATTTTCCTCTGCTACACTCCAATTTAAAGATAAGTCTAAATGATTTATAACCCAATTTCTAGCATCATCAAGACTCTCAAATTCTCTTCTATACTGTTCTGTTCCATTTTCATCTATTATAATAAATGGCTTCATCTTAATAACCCATCCATAATTGTAACTCACTCATGCTGTTTGTATTTATTTTTCCATCTTCATCCCAAACAACTACATACCCTTTTTTATTCGTGCTGTATATAGCTTTAAAACCATGTGCCTTAGCAAAGTCTAAAAGCTCTTTATCTGTATATTTCTTCATGGTGTCATTCCTTATTTAATTTAAAGAACTATATCATGTTGTCAGACAATAAGTCAAGCTTTTGTGTACGAAATGTGTAATTCATACACAATTCATACATATAATGAGTTATTTAGTGGGTTATTGTTGTTGTTGTTGAGGAGTATTATAACCTTGCTGAGGCTGCTGTTGATTATTATAACCTTGCTGAGGCTGCTGTTGATTATTATAACCTTGCTGAGGCTGCTGTTGATTATTATAACCTTGCTGAGGCTGCTGCTGCTGATTATAGTTAGAGTTGTTATTGTCTTCATTAGAT